CCTCCACGCAATCAATGGTTGCAATGACGGTCAGCTCATGGAACCGCACCACAGGGCACGGGTCGAGTTTCGTCAACGCCGTAGGGCCATCGATGGCGATTTCACCAAGCCCCTTTGTTGTCCCCCATACCCGGATGACACTCGCTTTTTCCAGCGTACAATTACTCCCGTCCTGGTTGAAATAACCCACAGTCACCCACCCACGTTGCAATATCACGATGCGGACATTTCCGCGAGTTATGGGTATTGAATCCTCAAAACGCACATACTTAACGCCATTAATCATCAATGCTCCAGAATCCATGAAATCCTCCAAGGAAATTGTTAAAAATTACCATTAACAGCCATGAAACCGTCACTGTAACCGTCTCTCCAGCAAGGCACTGGAGACGACGAGGCGCACCCATATGGCCCAATTCCGGTGTCCAACCGATTCCAGCGTGTTACAAACTACAGCGGAATCTGCGTCTTCCAGCCCAGGATTGGCGAGGAACCAGGCGATTCCCTCAGGGCAGGCGTAGCTTTCCCTTAAAAGCTTCATGGTTATTTTCATTTTTCTTTCCCTTTCACAGCCGGAAACTCGTTATGTTCGACTCCGTCCAGCAGGCGGCTACTGTTTTTCCCGCCGTGTTTTTTAAAGAAGAACGGCACACCAGCCGCCAAACATTGGTTACGCAATCCCCGCGCCCAATCGGGATTCATCGGACGTGCTCCGGGGCCTGTTTCACCACCGCATATTACCCATGCCTGTTTTCCCCGTGCGAGAAATTCATCCGGCAGAATGACGGGCCCCAGCATTGGCTCGATACTACAAACCGTCACCCCGCTGGTAATTCGGAGAAGATGCGGCAGCCTCTTATCGGCGAATTGCTGGTTTTCGGTAGTTACACCTAACCACCAGTTCGGCGGCACTGCGCGCGTACAATACAGCCACTCGGCAATTAGTAACTCCATGATGATGTGACGTTTTGTCAGGAAAATATATGTGTGTTGTGGCGCGTTCATCGCCGCGTCCAGAACGGCCAGAACGGCCTTGTCAGGAACGAGATGGTGAAACAAATCGCCCATTGAGCAGACAAAAATCCGTGACGGCTTTTTCCAGCGCAATGGCTCGTTCAGCCGCGTGGGATGCAAGGTAATGTCAAACGGGTTTGTTGCTGGATACCCAACTCGCCCGGCCAACCTTTTGCTCATCCGTTTTGCGTAACAATTTTTACAGCCGGGGCTTATCTCCGTACAACCAGTTACCGGGTTCCATGTCCGTTCAGCCCATTCGATTTTTGTTGTCCTTGTTGTCATTCCGGCCATTCTCCTATTTGCTTGTACCTCATCTTATTCCCGCCGTTTTCCACGTCATGGATTGCCAGTTTCGGTTTTACGCCACGCTCCATTCCGGCATTTCCGTTGCCGATTTCATACGCGCCGGATAAATAACCGATTTGGGGTAACTCCTGTTTCCGCAAAACGTGCGCCATATACAACGCCTGAAATTCCTTCGCCCGGAACGGGAGTTCCGTATTTGTCATTGCCGACACGGCTATCCACCCACCCATACCCGTGATGATATGGTGCACCAGCGGGTCGGCGAATCTGACGCTGTGATAATGGCCATAATCGCGGATGGCGGCAAGAACTTCGTGCCAAGCCAGTAGCGCGGCATCGGTTTGCGAACCAATTAATATTTCCGTGACGTCGCCGATGGCCGGGGCGAACCGTTTCCCCGGAGTTTTCACATACTGCGTCATTGCGGCGCGTATCGCCTCTATTGGGTAATCCGCCAGAGCTTCCCACCATATTGATAGCGCGGCTTCGGATAGCGGTTGCCGGTACACGTCGCTCATGCCCACAAGGTATTTGAAAAACTCGGCCTTGTCGCTAGATTTCATTTTCCGCTCCTTTTCCCAAAATACGTTTGGCCGCGTCCAATGTCATCATTCCCGCATCGGAAAGGTGGGGCACGGCAACGGGATGTTCATCGTTCCAACGCTCCTGATTCAGCCATGTCGCGGGCATCGGGATGTATTTCCCGCTACTTTTCCGCCATTGCGGGGTTTGCATGGCCGTATGAATCGCCGCTATCATTGTTTCCAACAATCCATCGTCTGGGGCAATCCTGAAAAATGATTTTCGCGCCGGTTTTTTACCAATCTTCTGGGGATATATTCGCCAGAATTTATCAAACCTGATTTCCATTATCAATGTCGGGATTTTATTGGTTTTTTTCATTTCATCACTCCTAGAACGGCAGTTCTTCATCCGATATTTCCGGTTTGATAAACGCGCTCTTCTTCTCGCCCGATTTCCCGTCTTCGATGGAAAAACACAGGTTATAATCCGGCGCGTTTTCATGTTTTTTATCGTTTTTGAACATCACGATATTCACATCTCCCTGTTGGTTGGCCAGCCATTCCGCAAGTTGGGATACAGTTAAATCGTAGTCACTTTTCGCGCTGGCCACCACTTTGCCGGTGAGTACAATTTTGGATTCTTTGCGCGGGCTCCATAACCCGCAGATTTTTTTAAACGCCACCTTCACGCCTCCTTGTTATTTTTTTTGTTCATTTATCAATCTCACCCGGATAATATTCTGATTCCTCCTGATTTCCGATTTCAGTACCTCCATTTTTTTTATTTCATCCAGTGCCACTCCCGCCTTCAAGCACAACAACGCGGCAATCCCCATTACAGAGATAACCGAAAATATAAGGCCGTGCGCGGCTTTAATATTCATTTTTAATATCCATACGCTTCTCTGTTCGGTTATTTTATTTTCCATGCTTCACAATAAACGCGAACCCCTCAAACTTTCCGTCTTCCATCGCTGTGTAAACATCTTCAGCCTCGGCGGCAGAAATGGATTTAAGCTTTTCGGGGTAATAATCGTATCCGTGTTTGAGGTTGGCCATGCAAACCCGCTCGATTTTTTTGAACTGCTGGGGTGTGATGGAGCCGGGGGGAATGGTTGCCTCCTCCGGCGCGGGTTTCACGTTCGTTTTTTCCATGACTGCCGTTTTTAGCCCGGCCACACCCTTGCCACCGTCTTTATCCGCCACCTGAAAAATGGTTTCGAGGGTCGCTTCGCCATCGCGGATGGCTGTCGCAAATCCTCGCAGGATGGCCAGTTGTTCGAGTCCGATATCCTCAATCCTGGCCACGCCCAGGGTGTTGCAAATCATTTCCGGGGATGCTCCGAATTTAAGCAGGTGCGCCAACGCATCCGCCCGCCGGGTGGATAGCGTTTTCGCGTCCCCCATCGCCACCTGCCGCGCCGCCGCGAACAGGTCAGCCCAAAAGGCCTTCGGGATTCCTTTCAGGATGGCGTTCCGCATGGCAATAGAACAGGCCGCCGCGCCGGTGACCCCTATCATATCCAACCCGAATCGCCGCCCGAATTTATTTACAATCCGGCGGCGGACTTCATACGTCACGGAAACGTTTTTTTCAAGGTCATGGAAAATCCCCTGCGCCGTGATAAATTCGCCGTCTTCCGCCACAACACGGGCCGCATACCTGTTATTGCCCCACGCGGAAGCGAGAATTTCCGCAAACCGGCTCGATGGCCCTTCAACCACCTTCCCGTCCCGCGGGAGTGCGTAACCACATTCGGACGCTATAGCCTCGGTCAGCGTTACCATGTTCAGAGCCTCGGCGCGGAATGTTTTGAGTGAGCGCGGATGTTTTTTCGCCGTTGTGATTTGTATATCGTATTCGGCTTTCGCTATTACGGCAAGCGGGCGACTATCCACTATCTCATAAGGAGTTTCCGTTTCCGTTACCGCTGTCATTTCTGTTTCCTTTTCCATTATTCTCTTTCCTTCCATAAAAATCGGCGAGCACCGGGTTTGGTTACTGTAAATTTTTGGATGAGTTCGGCGGACACTCCCGATGCTTTGGCCACCGCCTCCCAATCCGTTTTTTGACTATCCTTTGTGTTTTTCCACGTTGCCCGGTATTGCAAACCGTCCAGCCCGTCAGCATCGCCGATGAACTCTTTCAGTAACGTGCTATAGCGAGATTCCTCCGCCTCCGCCCCTGCCAAGTTCTCCCGCGCCAGCGCATACATTTCCAATAGTTCGTTACCAGCGTTGTCGGCGGATTTGAGTTTTTCCACGTTTCGCGGAAACCGCCATGCAATATAATCAGCAGCGCTCCGGGAGCCGTCCAGCACGGGTTCCACACCCTCAATGATGTGCCGCTGCCACCACGCCGCCGCTTTTTCCAACAAAGACGCCTCCAGTTCCGCGTCTCGGTGTATACGGTATTCCGCGTAATCGGAACCGCCGAACAGAACGGCGACATCCCATGACGACTTGCCCGTTACGGCCATGTACCATATACATTGGAGCAGATAATTTTGGGGGATATCATCGCTCCCAGGCTCACCCCATTTTGCCATGGTATACCAGCCCGCTGTTTTTGCTTCGACGCCAACCTCGGCAGTCAAGGCGTCGGGGGAGCCGATTGCGCATGGCATTGTGGGGTGGCGATATATCAGCGGTTCCGTTGTTTCCATCAGCACCAGACCGTGGTTCTCCCCGTACCGCTCCAGCACCATGCGTTCCAACCGCCGCCCCCACGCCATTTGCGGGGTCATGGGTTTTTCGGGCATTTCCGTTGTTTTCGACAGCCATACATCCAGTTCCGTTGCCCAGGATGACAGCCCCAGTATGGCGGCAATATCACTCCCGCCGATGCCGCTCCGGCGTTCGGCCAGCCATTTAGGCCGTTGCGATTCGGTTATTTTCGGTATTGTCAAAATTCCGTGGTTCATTTTTTCCCTTTCCCCGTTAAAGTTTTTTTTGCCGCCTCGCGGATATGCCGTTCCAAGTTCCGGGCCAGGGTGCTAACGTAACGATTCTCGTCCGTTGCCAGCGTAGCCAGCACTTCGAGGGAAGTGTTGAGGTTTTTGGCTACGGCGGCGCGGGCGTACTCATTCCCATCCCCGGCCAGCCGCGCAAGCACGGCGGAGGGTGTGTTGGGGTTCGCCGCGACCGCCTCGCGGACGTCCCCGCCCTCGTCCTCGGCCAGCCGCGCAAGCACTTCGGGGGTGCTGGCGTTGCTGGCTATGGTTTCCCGGAGCCAGAAACTCCAGTTACAACGCGCATCCTCTTCCAGCACCTCGCAAACCACAGCGTAATCCTCGCCGTCTAGGTCGGGGCGGGCTAGGAACCATGCGATACCCTCCGGGCATACATTTATTTCTTTTAAAAACTGGGGTGTTATTTTCATTTCTTTTTCCCTTTTGAGGCCGAAAAATAGCGAAACCAGTCTATACCTACTATGCATGTGTCGATTTTCCGCAAAAACCCTATGGTAATTTTCATTACCCCTGCTCCGCTTGAGGCCGAAAAATATAGGTGGGAATGGAAACGCTAATTGTGGATACGGTTTCCGCCGCTGCAATAGTAGCCTTTGCCGCCCTGCGGACAAACCAATCCCCATCCCCGGCCAGCGTAGCCAGCACGGATAGGGGCGTGTTGCGGTTCCCCGCGACCGCCTCGCGGACAGCCCAATCCCCATCCACGGAAAGCCGCTCCAAAACGGCGGGGGATGTGTTGTTGCAGACCATGGCGCGGCGCAACCACAAGCTCCAACCCCCTAGCCTATCCCCCTCCAGAGCGGCGCACACGGTCACATAATCTGCTCCGTCTAGGTCGGGCCGGGCGCGGAACCAGTCGATTCCGGCTTCACAAGCCTTGATTTTTCTCAAAAACTCGCAAGTTATTTTCATTTTATCTCCCTAAAAGTTTCCTCGCAGGTACTTCCGGCGGGAGCCACAAGGCCCACTCCCGGAGCCATGCGCTCCAACCCGGATGCCCATCCGCTTCCAGTGCGGCACAGACAATTTTGTAATCCTCTCCTTCCAGTTCGGGCCGGGCGCGGAACCAGTCGAGTCCCCTAGGGCAAGCCTTGAGTTTTTCCAAATATTCAAGTTTTGTTTTCATTGTTAATGGAATACCCGATAGATGAGATAGAGGATTATCCCCGCGCCGCCCATAACGATTATGGCGTTCATCAGTGCGTTGAATTCCCGTTGTTCATCCCGCAGTTTGTTCTGTTTCCATGTCATTTTTTTATTCTCCATTTTTATTGTTTTTAGAGGGCCGGGGTTTGGGAGGGAGTTCCCGCCCCCCGGCTTGGTGATGGAGCAGGTCATTACCCCTGCTCCACTTGAGGCCGAAAAATATAGGCGGGAGTGGAAACGCTCGAATTGTGGATACGGGGGTTCCGCCCGAAGGACTGCTCCCGCCTAATGTTTTTATCTTTATCCGTATCCACAACGTGCATCATATGTATTCCCGCCGTCTTTGTCAATTATTTTTTCTTTTTGCAATAGTGGCCGTTGCCGCCTCGCGGACGTACCTGTCCATGTCCATAGTGAGTTTCACAAGCACTGCGGGTGACGTGTTGAGGTTGCGGGCTACTGCCAAGCGCACATCCCCATCAACGTAATCAGCCATCCGCGCCAGTACGGCTGGTGGAGTATCGCCGTGGCGGGCTATGGTTTCCAGGAGCCAGCCGCTCCAACCCGGATGCCCATCCGCCTCCAGTGTCACACAGACAATTTTGTAATCCTCTCCTTCCAGTTCGGGCCGGGCGCGGAACCAGGTGATTCCGGCTTCACAAGCCTTGATTTTTCTCAAAAACTCGCAAGTTATTTTCATTTTATCTCCCTAAAAAAACACCCGCCCGAAGGATTCATTATTCCGCCCCATCCCCATCCTCATGATAAAAGTCGCGCCAGTCGATATTTTCCAATATCCCAATTTGAAAATCCCGCCATTCCTCGATTTCAGCCGAGCTGTAATCGTTATTTTCATATTCGCGCACAACATCGTCCATATACCACTCCGTGTTGCCCTCATAGATTCCCAACGGCCCCAGCACGGCCCGCACGGCCTCATCGTCATACTCGCCCGCCTGCCACGCTTCCCACGGCGGCAAATTGGGGAGGTGCGGTGATGCGGGGGTGGACGGGTTGGCCGTCAATTTTTCCAACCCCCGCGCCTCCATTTCTGATTTAATGTAATTGTAATCTGTTTTCATTTCCGTTCTCCCTTTAAGTTTCCCGCCGGGTTATCCAGCGGGCTGATTTTAAAGTTTGCCCGCGCAAAGTATATTTAAGCTGGTGCGTTTTAAAGTTTATGCTTCCTCATCCGCTTTCCTTCTCCCTTAAAAAGTTTTTGTCTAAACCCGTACCCGTAACAGCCACTGGCTCACTGAAAAGTTAATTCCAGCTGCTCCCCAATGTCAACAATGGGACTGCTGCCCAATTAAACGGTTGCCTCACACCTAAGCGCGAGGTCTAATATATTGCATTACAGCCCATTCGCTCGCTGTTACGGGTTGATTTTACCGCCCCACGGCGGCACTGTCTTCCGCCTCATCATCATCCGGGCAGATAAGTTCTTCCACGCCGCCGGCTACTGTATAGCCCAAGGTGTGTTGGGGGAACCTTTCGCTGAAAAAATAAGCGATTTCTTCAGTTTCTGTTTCTTCGCCAAACACATAAGTAACAGTATCGTAAAAAACTCGTTGGAATTTGGTGTAGCACGCCGCCTCGTATTTTTGGAGTATCCGTTCTCCCACGGTGTCCCCGTTGGCTATCTCAGCGAGAATTCCAGTAGCTTCTCCTACATCGGCTGCGGCAGTAACGAATCTATCAAGCTCATGATATGTTTTCATTTTTCATTCTCCCAAAAAATGTTTTTGTAATGTACTTAAAACATATTGCATGTTTGATACCAAAGCCTAATCACTTGTTTTTATTCACAATCATTTACCAAAATCCCCCCCAATGTAACATTTTGCTTGCACGTTTCGTTCACATTGTTCACATGACTTGAATATTTTGTTACATTGATTAAATCTAATCCAATCTAATCTCAGGAAACTTATTATATGTCCCAAAGTTTCCATACACCACCCACAATATACCACAAAGTTATAATCATCCCAAACCACCCTCGGAAACTTATTATATGCCGTAGAGTTTCCACCCCTTTTTAACTCACCTGAATTCAACGCCCTAAAAATAACACTTGACAAACGATATGGTTTATCCCCTTTATATACCCCTAGGGGGGTCGGGGGGAAAAACAAGACCTTACGCACGTTCAGTGCGGTGTTCGGATACCGCAAACGATGATATCAATCGCTTCTATCGGTGTTCCGATAGTCGCTCATATAACGGTTCCCCCCCCCCAAGCGAAGTAAGACGTCGACCGTGAGTTGCCATCAAATATCGCTGGCTCGTGTCAAGCATGGCGACAAATAATTAACAGCCACCGATTCGGGATATCTATAGGTGGTGGGGAAAAAAAGAAAAAGGGAAAAAAAGAAAAAGGGGAAAAAAGAAAAAGGAAATGCGTCTGTAAGGAAGACATTGAAAAGCTCTTCTATACACGATTGTCCCTTGACAGCTGTTTTTATGTATGGGATATTTACCGCATGAGCAACAGGCAGATAACAGCCCTCATCCCGGCGATGCAACCTCTCGTTACGTCATGGCTCGATGATTGTCACCGCGCCGGGCTGGATATCATCGTCACGTGCACCCACCGAACCATAGCCGAACAGGCCGCATTGTACGCTCAAGGTAGGGGTGGACTGGATGCAGTTAACGCTCTACGCCACGTTGCAGCCATGACGCCCATCACTGAGGCGGAGAATGCCCACTGCCGCACTAACGCGCGTTTATCACTACATACATCGGGGTGGGCGGTAGATTTTGCGGTCATGGACGGCGGCAAATATGCGCCTGACGTGTCCCCGCTATGGGACATAGCCGGGGAACTGGCCGAAAAACACGGGCTGGAGTGGGCCGGACGCTGGAAATCGTTTGGGGAAAAATGCCACGTCCAGCTATCCCAATTGGCGTCATGGTGATGGAGGATTTGGCCGTGGGCGCGTTGGTGATGGTAACCATCGATGCGGTGTTGATATGGATGTTTACTAACAAAAGATAGGAGATAATAATAATGGGTTTCCAATTGATGTTTGCAAGGACAAAAAACGCTGTTTTTAATAATCCCAAAACCACCCTCCCCGCCGTGGGACTTGGGGTAGCGCAAATAGCCGCCGCGTTTGGCTACGTTATTCCAGGCATCGGGCAGATAACTGCGTTGGCCGTGGTGCTGATAGGCCTGTTTTCGCGTGACGGGGGTACTGGCTCGGATGCGTAACTCCGTATTCCCGGCGTTATAACATGCCTGTAGCCGCCCGCCATCCGTGCAATCATCCAGGTTGCAACGCACTAACGAGCGGATGTTATTGTGCGCGGCATGCAACGGTTGCATTGGCAAGCCGCCGCGCCGGGAACCGTGCGTACAAATCACAACGCCATGATGATGGATTGTACCGCTCCCCTCGCTGGCGTTCCATCAGGGCACTGCAATTATCAGCATATCCATTATGTGCCGCGTGTGCCAGATGGAGAGTGCGGGCGGCTACGATGGTTGACCACATCATCCCGGTCAAGGCGGGCGGTGACCCGTTCGATTCCGGCAATCTGCAATCCATGTGCCAATCATGCCACAACACAAAGACCGGCCAAGAAAACAAAAACCGTGCCAAATCACACCCTGCGGTAGGGGCATATTAAATATCTATGGATGCCGCTATAGGAGTCGGTGTGTGAATAAAACTCTTGCAACCGCGAAATGAAACCATTCAATAATGTGGTATATTTACCGCAGTTGAACCTTTTTTAGTGGGGTATATTTATGGCAGGTAGAAAACCGAAACCAGCGGCTCTTAGGATATTGCAGGGGAACCCCGGCAAGCGGGCTATCCGCGATGCCGTGCAGTTGCCGGTGGATGTTATAGCGGCTCCTGATTTTTTGGGGGACTATGCCCGCGCGGAATGGGAGCGACTGGAGCCGGTGTTGCGGGGGGTCGGCATTGTGACCGTGGCCGATGCGATGGCGTTGGCCGCCTATTGTGGTGCATATGGAGATATGCGGGACGCGGAAAAGGCATTATCCGAGTTGCCGCGTGGGGAACGGATTTGCGTTGAGGGTGTAGATGGCCGAACTATGCGGCAACCGTTGGCGCGGGCGCGGGATGAATCGCGGCGGGACATGATTCGCTTTGCCGGTGAACTTGGTATCACCCCATCGGCTCGAAGCAGGGTGACACCGGTTTCCAAGGCGAACAAGCCGAACAAATTTCAGGGGCTCGATGGCGGCAAAAAATAACCACGTTGCCGTTGCCGATAAATACGTCAAGGACGTTTTATCCGGCAAAATATCGACGTGCAAATGGACGCGCCTCGCCTGTAAACGGCATCTGAAGGATTTGAAAAAATCAAAAACGCAATGGCGGTATAAATTCGATGGGGCGAAAGCGGACGGGGTTTGTAATTTTTTAGAAAACTTTCCGCACACGAAAGGGAAATGGGCCTCGCATGGTGAGCCGTTTGTTTTGTCCCCGTGGCAATGTTTTTTGACCTGCTCAATTTTCGGATGGGTGGATAAAAAGACGGAGCTTCGGCGGTTCCGCGTGGCGGATTTACGCGTTGCCCGGAAGAACGGTAAATCAGATTGGTCTGCCCGTGTTGGTTTGTACATGCTCGCCGCCGATGGTGAGCATGGCGCGGAAGTTTATTCCGGCGCGACCACGTTGGAACAGGCCCACGAAATTTTCCGCCCGGCCAACAAAATGGCATCGGCGGAATCTGAATATCGGGAAGCGTTTGGCGTGGAAGTGATGAAAACCTCCGTCTCCATTTTAGAAACCGGTTCCCGGTTCGTTCCTCTCATTGGAAAGCCCGGCGATGGCGCATCTCCATCCTGTGCATTGATTGACGAATACCACGAACACGCCACCGATGAATTTTGCGATACGATGATGACCGGCATGGGGGCGCGCTCCCAGCCGCTCATGTTACGCGTGTCAACGTCCGGTGTTGATATGGGCGGGCCGTGCTATGCCGCCGATATTGAGAATCAGAAGATTCTGGAAGGCGTGGTTGAAAACGATACCCGCTTTGTTTTGATGTACGGCAAGGATGCTAATGATGATTGGGCCGCCCCGGAATCTTTGGCGAAGGCAAATCCAAACATGGGCATTTCCGTATCCGAAGAGTTTTTACTACAGCAATTATCGGACGCCAAAAATAATGCCCGGTTGCAGGGAGCCTATCGCACGAAACACCTCAATGAGTGGGTGGGTGCGCGTTCGGGCTTTTTTAACATGAAGGCGTGGGACGATTGCGCCCGGCCCGGCTTGCATATGGATAATTATGCGGGCAACAGGGCGATATTGTCGCTCGACCTTGCCAGCAAGCGGGACATTGCCGCGCTGGAAATCCTGATTTTCACGGGCATGGGGCAATATGCGGAGTTTGGAAAATATTATCTTCCCCGCGCGACGGTGGAAATGGACGCACATGCTCACTACCAGGCATGGGAACGCGATGGCTGGTTGACCGTTACCGAAGGAAATATCACCGATTACGATGTAATCAAGGACGCAATACTGGAAATCGCTTCCCGCTTCGAGTTGTTGGAAGTGGTTTATGACCCATTTCAATCTACCATGCTGGTTACGCAATTGATGGCGGAAGGTTTGACGTGTGTGGAATTGCGAAACACGGTACAGAACATGTCCGAGCCGATGAAGGTTCTTGATGCGCTGATTGTTAATGGGCAATTGGTACACGCCGACAATCCAGTTATGACATGGATGATGTCAAACGTTGTGGCACACGAAGATGCCAAGGAAAATGTTTTCCCGCGCAAAGAAAAGGCGGGCAATAAAATAGATGGCCCGGTTGCACTTATCATGGCGGTGAATCGGGCCACGGCTCAAAACATCGCGGACATATCACCGGCGGGCAATACCATTTACAATACGGAAGGGATAATGGTTGTATGAAAATCGGCAATAGATTGATAAATATTTTCAATGCGGCGTTTTCGCGCGGCAATCCACAAGACCCGGTGATAGCGTCGTGGTTCGGCGCGGGAGCCGCATCATCAGGTGAAATGGTGACGGCTGAATCAGCCATGACCATATCGGCGGTATACGCGTGTGTGCGTTATATTTCGCAATCGCTCGGTTCTCTTCCCTTTCCCGTCTATCAGCGGGATAAAGACGGAGGTAAAAGCCGCGCGTTGAATCATTACCTTTACCCGGTGCTCAATCGCAAGCCGAACGGAAAACAAACGCCGATGGCATTTCGGGAAATGATGACGGCGCATTGCCTGTTGCGCGGCAACGCGTACGCGCTGATTATCGGCAATGGCGCGCCGGTTACGGAATTGATACCGCTTCATCCCGACCGCGTGGAAATCATCTATCAAAATGGCAAGCGGTTTTACCGGTATCAGCCAGTCAATGGCGCAATCGTGGTTTATGGGCAGGATGCGATTTTGCATTTGATGGGACTGACGCTCGACGGTGAAACTGGTATCACGCCTATCAGCTACATGGCGGAGACGTTCGGCACGGCGATGGCGGCGGAAAAGTTCGCGGGGCGGTTTTTCAAAAACGATGCGACCAGCGGCGTTTATCTCAAAATGCCGGGCCGGTTCAAGGATAAAATGGCGCGGGACAATTTCAAGGAATCTTTCAACGCGGCGCGAACCGGCGGCAATCAGCATAAAACGATTGTGCTGGAAGACGGGCTTGAGATGAATAATTTGGGATTGACGAATAAGGATTCTCAGTTTCTGGAATCCCGGCAATTCGGGAAAAGCGATATTGCCAGCATTTTCGGAGTGCCGCCTCATAAAATCGGCGACTTGACGCGCGGCACATTTTCGAATATTGAACATCAAGCCATCGAAGCGGTGGTGGACTGCATCCGCCCATGGGCCGTGCGCTGGGAACAGACGGTAAATCTCAATCTAATTACCGAGTCAAATTATCGAAGTGGAATATTTGCGGAGATTTTGCTTGATGGATTGCTACGCGGAGATATGGCGTCGCGCTATGCGGCCTATTCCATCGGCCGCCAAAATGGATTTCTTTCCGCAAACGACGTGCGGGCTTTGGAAAACATGAACCCGGTCGAGGGTGGTGATATTTACCTTATTCCGCTGAACATGGTTCCGGCAAACAAGGCGGGCGCGGATAAATCAAAACAGATTATCAAAGCGGCGGCGGCGCGGGCGGCGCATAAGGAAATTACCGCCATCGCCAAGGAGCGCAAGAAAAAATTCGGCGAAGAATTTGCAAAGTGGGCCGATGATTTTTACGCGAAACACGCGCTCTATTTGGCGGAGGCGTTCGCCTGTTCGCCGGAAGTTTTTGATTCCGTGATTGCAATATGGAAAACACAATCAGCGGATGGTGACATTGAAGCCGCCGCGCGGGTAGCGGAAATCATAGCATTAATGGAGGGGAAATGGTAGTTGACGAAAAACCGCAAGGGGAAATCATCCGGGGCGGATTTCACGCGCTGGCAAAGAAGCTGGAAAAATCAACACGGCATATGCGCCGCATGGTGATTGATGATAAATTGCCGGGAGTGGTGGCTTATCAGCCATACCCCGGCGCACATTATCAGTTATTCAAAATAAAATAGCCTTGCCCTGCCTTGCCCTGCCTTGCCGCGCCTTGCCCGGCCATGCCTCGCCTTGCCCTGCCATGCCGGGCCGCGCCCTGCCGTGCCGTGGGAAATACACATTATCTGATATTAAAAATAGCCTCGCCTTGCCAAGCTTTGCCCAGCCATGCCCCGCCATGCCGCGCCTTGCCTCGCCCCGCCGGGCCATGCCTCGCCCTGCCTTGCCTTGCCCGGCCTTGCCGCGTTCGGGATAAACTTAATTTACTCCCATTTATTCACGATAAACTTTCCAAAAACGCCGCGAAATGTTCCGAGGCCAAGAGCCCGCCCGCCCTCTTCGAACAGGTTTTGGATTTCCTGCTCCTGAATTTCCTTAGTGGGAAAAATTTGAAGCGTGAATTCCAGCGACCAATCAAGCGGAAGCACTGGCCTGACCTTCGGATTGGGAATGCCCTTATCCAAACGCGCAACGGCGCGGTGGATATATATGCCTGAAAGTTTGTCAACGTCGTTTTCGAGCTTTCCGAATTGCACGGGGACACCTCCGCGCAAGAACGGGATGAACGATTCTTTGATATTCACAAACGACAGACAGGCGTTAGCGATGTCTTTGTACTGTCTTTTGTCGCGCAAACGTTTCGGCGCGGAATTGGTGTTGTGTGCAGATAAGAAGCTCATGATGTTCAAACTGGGCAGACTGATTATGGTCGTGTTGGGTTTGAAGTACAGCTTCTGCCACGGCTCCAGTTGTGTCTTGTTGTCGCCCGCGTACCGGTCGAACATGATATCGTTTATCCCGCATAATTCCACCTTTCTTTCAACCATTTCAGTTTTTCGTAATACTTTTACCGTCATAAACCACACCTCGATTAAATTATCTGGGCAATCCCCCGCCTGTTCGAATGTGTGAAGATTGCCCCAGAACGGGGAACGCCCAGAAATATTTTAGAGGTTTTGGCAATCTTCACAAGAATGATGCTACAGGACGGGGGAGAATTTGTCAACCATTCAAAATTGGGAAATAAAATCTTTGAATCTTTGCCAAAGACTTCTGCTGTTTAAACAATTCAGATTTTTGATTTGGCTCTCATAATGGTTAACCAATGACGCTATGCCGGGAATGTGCGCGGCTTTTTGCGCGTGAGCCTTTGTTATTAAAGATTCGCCAGCGTCGTCTTTTTGTTTCATCAGCAATTGGACAAAGTCCCGCCGGTTTAGTGCCGCTATCCGGTCAAGTTGTTTTTTAGTTTGCGGCGGCCTGTCACTCATTGTGAGACAGATAAGATTTCCCTTATTTCCGGGAACCATAAAAAGTTCATCTTTTTTCTTCATTCCCCAAATCTACCACAATGTTCCTCGCCAAACAATAGGACAAAACGGACACAATGGGCGCGACATAATTGATATTGTTTCCGTATGGGAAACAAAAATGCCTTATCCCGGTGAACATGCGGCCCGCATAAAAGACCCGGCGGGTTTCGACCGCTTCCGCCGTGAAAACGACAAATTCGGCGCGGGTATCGATGTTATCTGGGGCATTACTACAGATGGCACAACCGATGTTCAATCAATCCGCTTCAACGCCGATAAATTCACGCCCGAAGAGGCTAAAAAATGGTGTGCCGACCATGACTATGAAATCCTCGAATTTGAAGATGCCGCGCCCTCGAATTTAATCCGGTTGGCAAAAAACACCAAGCCCATAACCATCCGCAATCAGGATGGCGATACCGCCGAAATCCTGCTCTATGACGTGATAGGGGCTGACCCGTGGAGCGGCGAAGGCACAAGCGCGAAGGCATTTGCGGAAACCATGAACGGGTTTAAATCCAAGAAATCCGTCACCATCCGCATGAATTGCCCTGGCGGATACGTCCACGAAGGACTGGCAATGTACAACACGCTGGTAAATCACCCAGCCGAAATCAACGTCATTATCGATGGCATCGTTGCATCTATGGCTACCGTGGTGGCAATGGCCGGGGATACCGTAACGATGGCAAAAAACGGTCTATTCATGATTCACAATCCTTGGGGATTTTGTATGGGGGATGCCGATGCAATGCGGCTTGAGGCTTCCATCATGGAAAAAATGAAAGAGTCAATCATCATCGGTTATCAGCGGAAAAGCACGCTATCGGCGCAAGCCTTGTCCGATGCGATGGACGCGGAAACATGGATGAACGCCGATGGCGCGAAGGCGGCGGGATTTGTCGATGAAATCAGCGGCGAAATGAAAATAGCGGCTTGCGCCGACATGGAAAAATTCGGTTATCGCAAAATGCCGAAAGCGTTGGCGGAAAAACCGGAAGAAAACCCGGCAAACAATGAAGATTTTAAAATAGCCAACGCCAATTATCGGCGGCGGCTGGAACTCGCAGAGGCTGGATGGGGCGTTAGAGCTGTTGCTACTAGCGCATCAATCGGCGGAAGCGGTGCATAAACAACGAATGAAGAGGATATTATGGCAACTCACTTGATTGAATTGAAAGAGAAACGGATGAAGGCCGTTGCGGATGCGCGCGCGTATCTGGATAAGGCCGAAACTGAAAAGCGCGGAATGACCACCGAAGAAAACGCCAATTATGGCCGCGCCCTGGATGATGCTGAAAAAATCAGCGGCGAAATCAACAATCTCGAACGGATGGCGAAACTCGAAACCGATGGCATTGTGGCGATGCCGATTGCCAAGCAATCAGCCAAGGGCCGCTCCGCACGGTTCGCGGCATTGCCGACCGATACCCCCGCCGACCTTCAGCACAAGGCTGTATCGGAATACATCGTCAATTACGGTGGTATGCCGACGATTCAGAATGCGCTACAGACCGCGCCGGATTCGCAGGGCGGATACCTGCTCTCGGAGCAACTTTCCCAGCAGATTATCATAGCGGTGAATGACGAAGTGTTTATCCGCGGCCTTGCCACGGTGGAAACCGTCAATCAGGCCGGTGGACTTGGCATCGTTTCGGTTGATGCAGACCCTGCCGATGCGGACTGGACTGCGGAGATTACCGCCGTGTCCGAGGATTCGACGATGGCATTCGGCAAACGGGAACTCAAGCCGAACATCCTTTCCAAACTGATTAAGATTTCCCGCCGGTTGCTCAACGCCTCCACCAAAGCGGAATCTCTGGTTATGGAACGCCTCGCCTACAAACGCGCAATCACCGAGGAAAAAGCATTTCTCACTGGTTCGGGCGTGAATCAGCCGCTCGGTTGTTTCACCGCCTCGGCGATGGGTATCCCCACCAGCCGCGACGTTTCAACCGGCAACACCACCACGGCGTTCACGGTTGACGGCCTCCGCAATGCGAAATACTCGCTCAAGGGGCAGTATTTGCGCAATGCGACGTGGATATTCCACCGCGACGCGGTAAAAATGCTTTCCAAATTGAAAGACGGTGATGGGCAATATCTCTGGCATCCGAGCTTGATTGCCAATGCGCCGGACATGCTCGACGGTCGCCCCATCGCCATGAGCGAGTACGCGCCCAACACGTTCACCACCGGCCTTTACTCCGGGATGATTGGAGATTTCGGCTGGTATCACATCGCCGATTTTGAGGCGATGAGCATCCAGCGGCTGGTGGAATTGTACGCGGCATCGAATCAGGTTGGGTTCATTCTGCGTTCGGAAACCGATGGTATGCCGGTATTGGGTGAAGCGTTCGCCCGCGTGAAATTGGCCTAAACAAAAACATGCGCGGGGGCGTAAAAACCCCCGCCACAAAAAAGGAGTAAATATGCAGTTCAAATCTCTCTTAAAAAATCTGGATGTGCAGAGTGTCCATATTCCCATTGCGCTTGCATCTAACACCGATGCAAACAGCACCCGTATCGATATGAGCGGCTACGATGGCGTCATGTTCGTCCTGCCGATTGAGGATTCCGTTTCCACCGGCATTGCGACGCTGACCGTTGAGGCCAATACCATCGATAGCGACACCGGCATGGTGGCGATTACCGGCGCATCGGCAACCAAAACCTGCGCTGTTACCGATGACATTAACGGCACTCTCTTGGTCGTGGACGTGAAAGGCCCGGCGAAACGGTACGTTCAGGGCGTTATCACAAGCGCAACGGCTAACATCGCCTTTGGCACGCTGACCGCATATCTGTACGGCGCGAAGAAACTTCCGATTGCGCAGGGCGCGACGGTATCGGCCTCAACCACCGTGGCGGGATTCTAAAAGGAGGTTTTTATGTCTGACTCATTGACACAAACGAAGATTTACACCGAGCAGGGCGGGGATAAACTCTTCGTCAAAAGCGGCGGGATTATCGACATCGAAACCGGAGGGAAGATTTATTCCAACGGTGCTCAAGGCGCGGCATTGACTGCTCAGTTAACCACCATCACCCCCGCCGATGCCGAGGGAACGCCGGATTATGCGATACAGGCGATAACGGCTACCACGCCTTACGGATTCGTCAACGCCCAAGAGTGCATAACTCTTTTGTACGTTGTCAAAAATCTTCAGGTTAGGTTGGCTGAAGTTGAGGCGCGTCTTGAAGCCGCTGGGCTGGTAATCGCAAATTAAGCGTAAATATCCCAGAGTAGGACACCCTCCAACTCCGGTAAGGGTAGGGGAGTGGGTGTAACAGCCCGCCCCACCCGATTTTGAAAGAGGATGTGATGGCGATTGATGACGAACGAAGGAAATTTCAAACAGCCGATGTTTGTAACGTGCAATATGGCGCGGTGGAAAAACAATTCAGCGAAATAAAAGCCGACATTGAAAAAATATTCGACAAACTCGACCGTCTGCCTAACTGGGCTGTGGCTCTCATTGGATTATTGACCGCTTTTATTGGCTGGTTGGTGAAAGGGAATTGATATGAGTTTTTGTATACGCGAAGCAGTTACGGTAACGACAATCGCCGATGGTTCGGCAACCGCTTATTCCGTTGGATTGACCGGTCGGCTTTCACAAATTCGCTATGTCAAAACCGACTTCACCGACGGCGTGGATTTTACCATCACGAATGAATCCACCGGGGAAACCCTGTGGGCTGAAGACAATGTCAATGCCAGCACAACCCGCGCACCGAGACAGGCCACGCACAGCACTGCGGGCGTTGCCGCGCTTTACGCGGGCGGCGGCGCGGCGGTATTGGATAAAATCGCACTTGCCAATGACCGGATAAAAATCGTCATTGCCAGCGGCGGCGCTACCAAAACCGGGACGTTTCATTTTTTGGTGGATTAAATGCCCACGCATGATATTGCCCAGTTCGCGCCCCGCACCGGGCGGTTGATAAAGGAAAACGGAGAGATTATCAACATCGGCGATGGAAATCCCCTCGCCTATCTAGACGTTGATACCGGGCTGATTACCAAGGTAAACGGCCATGAGGGAATGATTCACACCATCGGTTATCTGACGGCCGTCGGCATTGGGAAAATTCCGGGGCATGAATCATTCCGGGGATTCGGCGAACGCTCCGGAATAACAAATATCGCCGCTGGAAACGATGTATGGCAGGGGACTGCCACCACCGTGCCGATTCCCTCTCAAACTGTCGGCGAGCAGATGACGGTGGTATCCACCTCCGCCGCCGATGCCAACGCGGGAACCGGCATTCAAACGCTGGACGTTCATGGCCTCGATATATCCGGCAATCCTCAATCCGAGGTAATAACGATGAACGGGGTGACGCCCGTCAACACGGTTCGCGCAAATTGGAGATTTATCCAATCAATTCACGCCGAAACCGTGGGAACCGGCGGCAGTGCCGCCGGAACGATTTCCATTTACAAAACGGGAAGCGCATCCGCTATTTACAATGTCCTTGCGGCGGGTGGGAATATGTCCCTTAATTCCGCCCGCATGGTGCCCCTCGGTAAAACATTTTATCTTTGCAACCTGAGCGTTATGGCGGCTGATAACACGTCCGTATCGGTGAGGCTCCGGAGTACCTCCACTTTTGAAAATACACTTACGCCGGGTTATTTTTTTCTCTTCAAAGATGTTTCCATCCTGCTGAATTCCAGCAGAGAAAAAACATTCTGCGTCCCGTTGAAATTCCCGGAATTGTGCATAATTAAATTTACGGGCTATGCCAGCACGAATGGCGCGGCGGCGGCTATCAATTATGATGGATTTATAGAATGAACGCGCTCATTTTAAAAACGGCCCCCACGGTAGAACCGGTTTCCTCCGCCGAAGCAAAAGCGCATTTGCGCGTGGATATTTCCACCGACGACACTTACATCGGCACGTTGATTACGGCGGCGCGGGAAGCGGCGGAAAACTACACCGGGCGGGCGTTCATTACCCAAACATGGGAATATTACCTGACTACCTTTGCCACTTGCGGGCGGGAATTTAATGAAATCATTTTGCCAAAAGCCCCGTTGCAATCTGCAATCGTCACCTACACGGACACGGACGGCGTGTCGCAGACGCTCTCATCCGCGCTCTACACCGTGGACGCAAAGGGCGAGGAAGGCCGCATCGTGCCCGCATACGGGCAAGCGTGGCCCTCAACGCGCTGGGTTCCCAACGCGGTCAAGATTACGTTTATTGCGGGATATGGAGATGCTGGAACGGCTGTCCCGGCGGCAATCAAACAGGCCATTCTTTTGATGGTCGGCCAATATTACGAGCAACGCGAAGACTTGATTATCGGCACGAGTCAAACAGAAATGGATAACGGCGCAAAAGCGTTGCTTGCTCCCTACGTTGTGAGGCGCATGTGAAAGCGGGAATGCTTCGGCACGTCGTTATTATCCAGCAGGTGACGGAAACCCGCGACGGTTTCGGCGGCATATCCGAAAGCTGGGCGACTTTTGCCACGCGCCGGGCGCATATCGGGCCGATAAAGGGCGCGGAGTATATCGCGGCGAAAGCCATGACCAGCAAGGTTTCGGTGGAAATGCGTCTGCGCTATGTGTCCGGATTGATAACCAAAATGCGCGTCCTTTGGGGGGCACGAATTTATAACATCATCGACGCCATCAATATCGATGAACGTGGCAAAGAACATCGGCTTATGTGCGAAGAGGTGGTTTTATGAAAATCAAATTATTGAAAGATGCCATCGGCCCGCGCGGGAATTGCGGGGCTGGTTGCATTGTGGATTTCCCGAATGAAGTGGCGCGGGATTTAATTGACGCGGGCAAGGCTGAAGCGGTGAATTTTTATGATGGCATCAACCCCATTGAAGAGGCATTAAGCCAGGAACAAGAAATCGTACATCCCAAAAAGAAAAGCAAATCCAAATACCACGCGGAGCCTGACGATGGCGTTTGAAAATGGAATGTCTGTATCTTATACCTTCACCGGTGGCAAAGAAATTGAGGAAATTCTCAAAACTTTACCGGAAAATGTGCAACGCGAAATCGGGTTAAAGGCCACGAAAGAGGGTCTTGAAGTGATAGTGGCGGAAGCGCAAAGCAAGGCTCCCGTCCGTACTGGGCGGACGGCGGCGGCTATCGGTATAATGACCGCGCCGAAATCCAAAGAGATAATATCCGTTGACGTAGGCGTTATGCGGGGGGTCAAACGCACCGATAAAAAGGGGGCGTGGTATGCGCATTTTGTAGAGTTAGGCACGGTGCGCAGGGCCGCGCGGCCATGGTTACGCCCGGCGTTTGATACCAAAGCAGGGGAGGCTGTGCAAATAACTGGGCAAGCACTCTGGAAATTTATCGAAAAATTTCTGGCAAGCGGGCGGCGCAAATGATTGAGACGGCGGTATATACCAGGTTATCAACTTTCGCGGGGCTGACCGCGCTGGTATCTCTACGCATTTATCCAAACATCATGCCGCAGGATACCGCGATGCCCGCGTGTGTCTGGAATGTCGTCTCCGCGCAACGCGAAAAAGCGATGACGCCGGTGACGGCAATGACCACCAAACGCATCCAAGTCAATTCTTACGCGACAAGCTACGCTTCCGCAAAAGCGGTATCCGAGCAAGTGCGGGCGGCCTTGCAATGGTGGAAGGGTACGGTATCCGGCGTGGTCGTGCATTATTCGGAATTGCAAAACGACATGGATTTTTATGACGATGCCGCGTTGATGCACGGCGTCATGACTGATTTTTTGATTACATTTACGGAGGCTTGATTATGGCTATTTTTCAGGGGTGTAAACTGTGGCTGGGAAAATATGACGTGTCCGGCCAATCAAATGTAGTCTCCCTTGACTACGGCGCGGAATTGCTGGATTCAACTACATTTGACAAAGCGACGAGGATTAACGCCGGTGGATTGAAAACGGCTGGATTCGGCGTTTCCGGTTTTTGGGATACCGTAACGGATACTGCGTTGTTTGACAATATCGGATTGATAGATGTCCCATTTACGGCGGGCATGGTGGCCGGTGCGGATGGCGAACTTGCCTACATGCTCAATACTATTTCCGCCGAGTACAAGGTTGGCGGCGTAATTGGTGAGATGCTCCCCTTTTCCGTTGGTGGCAAGGGGAATACATTGGTGCGCGGCAATATCATGCACAACGCCACGCGCACGGCATCTTCCACCGGGGTTATCAGGCAGTTGGGCGCGGTGACGGCGGCGCAAAAACTCCACGCATCGTTACACGTTATATCGGCATCCGGGGCTGCACCCACGCTCGATGTGCTGGTGCAAAGCGACAATCTTGTTGGATTCGGTTCGCCGATTAACCGAATTACGTTCTCGCAAAAAACGGCCATCGGCTCGCAGTATTCCATGCTTGCCGGGGCAATCACTGATGACTGGTGGAGAGTGTCGTACACGATAGGGGGAGGTTCCCCATCGTTTGAATTTATTGTTGCGATTGCAATTGGTCTTTAAATAGGAAGGAGAATTTATGGCTACATTGGTTTTAACGGACGCATTTCTTAGTATCGGCGGGACGGATTATTCCGCGAACGTGCAAAGCGTAAAGCTCAATTATACGGCGGAAACGCTGGATGATACGGCGATGGGCGATACCACGCGCTCCAACGCGGGTGGGTTAAAAGTTTGGAGCTTGGACGTAACATTCCTCAACGATTATGTCGACAATGGCATTGATGAAGTTCTTTTCGGCCTTGTCGGCACTACCGCCGCGCTTATTTTCCGGCCCGTCAAGGGAACGGTTGTGGGCCCGGGCAATCCGAATTACACCGGCACGGGCATCCTTGAGGGTCTGCCGCAGGGCGGAGGCGTGGGTGCGTTGGATACCAAGAGTATTTCTTTCAAGTCCGCCGGCACTTTAACGCGCGCTGTAGCGTAAAAAAATTAATAGGAGGGTAACGATGTTAAGCAGGGAACAGATACTCAAAGCTAATGACCTAAAAACCGAAACCGTTGCCGTGCCTGAATGGGGCGGCGAGGTTTTGGTGCGCATGATGACCGGTACGGCGCGGGATAAATTCGAAGAGCAGATGTTTGGGGGTGGCCGTAAAAAGGGCAAGCCCGAAATGTCGTTTGACAATATCCGCGCCCGCCTTGTGGCCGCCGTGGTGGTTGATGAGGCCGGGAATTTACTATTCGAACCGGCTGACATCGTGGAACTGGGTAAAAAAAGTGCGGCGGCCTTAGACCGTATTTTTTCCGTTGCCCAGCAACTCAACGGATTCACAAAAAAGGACATTGACGAACTCGCAAAAAACTCCGAGACCGACCCGAAAGAAGATTCTATTTCGTCTTAGCCACACGGCTGGGGAAAACGGTTTCGGAACTTTTGGCGTCGGTGGATAGCGGAGAGATTGCCGAATGGCAAGCCCTATATCAAGTCGAGTACGAAGAAGAGCGGCAAAGGGAAATGGAACGCAAGGCCGTCGCGGAATCCGGGCGGCAAAGGAAAAGGTAAGACAATGGCTACAATCGGGCAATTGGTAATCAATGTTGGGATGAATGTCGCCGACATGATAGGCGCGTCCGAAAAGGCCGAGAAAAGCTTTTCAAACATGGTCAAGCGCATGGAAAAAGACGCAAAAATCATGCGAAAAGAGCTTAATCATTTAGGCGAAGAATTTCTTTCCATGGGTAAATATGCCGCTGTCGGGGCGGTTATCGGCCTTGCCGCCGTCGTTAAACATTCTTTTGAAACCGCTGATGCGCTGGGGAAAACATCCGACGCGCTGGGTATCAGCACCGAGAAACTAACGCAGTTGCAATATGCCGCCGCGTTAGCTGGTGTTAATAGCGAGGCCTTCACCGGCTCCATGTTTACCATGACCAAAAACGTGGCCGATGCGTCAATGGGGCTGGGAAAGGCTCAGGTGGCATTTGCGGCGATGGGCATAAATGTGCAAAAACTGGTGACAATGGCTCCAGACAAGCAATTTGAATTGATTGCGAATAAAATAGCCGCGATAGAAAATCCCGCCATCAAAGCGCAAATGGCCATGAAAATATTCGGCGATTCCGGCGCGGCCATGCTGGCGGTTATGAAAGATGGGGCGGGGGGATTGAAGGATGCGGCGGAGCAAGCGGATGCACTGGGTCTTTCTATAAGCCGCGTGGATGCGGCGAAGATTGAACAGGCAAACGATGCTATGACCTCGGCGGGCGGAGTTTTTAAGGGCGTTGGAAATACAATAGCCATCATGCTCGCACCCGCCATTGAAGGGTTGTCGAAAGATTTTATCAAAATGGCGACCAATTCCGAATGGTGGAAAGACGGAATTAAGGCGGCTTTTGATGCGATGATTACAGGCGCGGGATGGGCGGCCAATGGGATTCGCGGCATCGGTTTAGTGTTGCTGGTTATCGAAGAGGGGTTTCAATCTTTAAAAGTTTTGGGATTAGGCGTACTTCTCGCGCTTGGTGATGGATTTTTCGGGTTTGTTGAATTTTTCGGGACATCGTTTTCCAAAGTTTTAGATTTTGTATCCAGCTCGATGATAAGCCTTGGGAAAGGGATGCAAGACACCGGCATCCCCGCGATAAAAGAACTCGGCATTGGGCTGGAGGCCGTAGGTGATGCTGGAAAAGCGGCGGCGGCGGCGACCATGGAATTAACTGACGGTGCTGAATCCTCTCAACAAGCGATAAAGTTGATGCTCAATGATTCCATTGCATCCTTGGCCGATATGCAACTAAGACGCGCGGTTTGGGTTAAGAACATGGAAACGCCATTTGATTTCCACAAATCGATGGCCGCTTATACCGCGCTATCGCAAGCTGAAGCCGGCCTTGTAAAGCAATCAATCGATAACGCAAAGACGGCCGCTGAAGCAAAACATATAATATGGGTTAAAAACCTGCAAGAAAAAATGAAGGCTCATTTTGAGCATGAAAAAAAGATTGACGAAGAGGCACTTAAATACATAGCCAAATCCATCGTTGACACGTCATCCGGGCAAGAAAAACTCCGCGCGGAATATGATGTCACGATGAAACAATTTAGCGGCGGCACTGTAACCCAATTGGAAGCGCAAAAAACCGCGTGGAGGGTTTATAACGCAAAGCTCATCGAGATGAATGGCAAGGTCGCCGCTGAAATGCGCGATAAGAATTACGAAGCCCTTAAGGCGATGGTTAAAAATACCGAAGATATGTCCAACGAGGCCGTGGATAAACGTAGAGCAGCCATGGCTGAAATGGAAAAGCGCGACAATGAATGGGGTCAGAACTTTAAAGATAAATTTGAGGAAGGTCTCGGAGCCGCGAAAAGTTTTTACGACCAAGTTGGCATACTGGGGGCGAAGTGGGGCGAGGCCACAAAAAACACGTTTAAAGATGTTTTTGAAGACGGATTGAATGGGAATTTAAAAAATTCCGGGGATTACATTGAAGCATTTAAAAGGGCTGTGGTCGCGGCCATAGCGACTATGGCCGCTGAATGGGTGACTGCCCACATCATAATGACTGCGGCGTCGGAAGTGTTTTTTATAGCGCAAGTGGTTGGATGGACTGCTGTGGGCATTGCTATGACGGCGGCATTGTTTATTATTGTTGCGGCGTGGGTTCTTATCAAGGCGATACTAGACAATTGGAATGGCATTATGACCACATTGCAGGATGCTTGGGATGGATTGGCAAAAACTATTAATGACGTTGGTCAAATTTTCACTAGCATTGGGCAATCAATTGTAAAAGCATTTGAACCCGTGCAAACCTTATTAAACGACATTTGGAAGATTTTTCAGGATATCGCGGATTTAGGGAAAAATGCCTTTTCATTCAAAATCGAATGGCCTGACTGGCAGGGAAAGGGGACTGTCGAAACCCTGCTAGGTATAGACATTCCTTTTCTGAGTTTTGCGGATGGAGGAAATATTCCCGGCATGTGGAATGGTCAAAAGGGCTTGCGGGGTGATACTGTCCCGGCCATATTGACGCCGGGGGAGTATGTTATCCCACGCGATAAGGTCAACCCTGAAACGCGGGCGACAATAGAATATATCCACAAAACGGGAAGGGTTCCCGTTCCATTTTGGGATTTAGGCGGAGTATCAGATTTCGTATCGAACATTACTAACGGCGCGGTAACATTATCGGGGTCGGGGGACACGATAGATTTCGTGAATAGTTTATTTTCAGACCCTTGGGCGTATGTGAAAAAAATGGTAATGGATGGCATGAAGGGCATTATGGAGCACATGGGACTGGCTTCAGGATTTGTCAATGGCGGCATAATGACGGCGCAAGGCGCACTCCCGCTCAATGCCTATGCTGATGGTGGCATTGCCGATAGGCCTCAAGTCGCATTATTCGGTGAAGGCCGCATGAATGAGGCATACGTTCCTTTGCCTGACGGGAAAAGTATCCCCGTGACCATGAAAGGCAATCAACAGGGCGGCGGCGATGTTATCCTGATGCTCGATGGCCAGGTGCTAGGGCGCATCCTCAACGCCATGTCGCAACAAGGCCGCCTATCAATCAATCCCATAGCTGTCCGTTCCGGGTATGCGATATGACGATTAGATTCACCTATACAAATCGCGCGGATACCGGGACACTTACCAGTTTGACGGCGGCGACCGGCTACCCGGCTGCGAACGTGCAACACCCATTCAAAACCAAAACATATCGCTCAACCGGCGTTACCGATGAATGGCTGAAATGGAATCTAGGCTCCGCCCAAAGTGTGACGATGATTGCCATCGTCAATACCAATTTGACGGCGGCGGCAACCGTTTATTTTTGCGGGCATGCTAGCGATTTGGGAAACACTACGGCGGCGTGGCACGGCACGGCCACGGTGGATGAGACAATCACTATCCCAGCGGCGGGCATGGCGATAAAATACTTTACTGGAGCATCTAAACAATGGTGGTTTCTTGGCGTGGCCCCGGCGGGCGCGGGAACTTATATTGAGATAGGAAGGGTATTTTTCGGAGCATATTATGAACCTGCGCAAAACTTCGCTCAATCATATGGGCATTCGAAGATTGATTTATCCAGTTCTGGAATATCAATTGGAGGCCAAACGCATACAGATGTGAGAAGTCAATTTAACGAACTGTCATTGCCATTCCCGCTGATTTCCAAAACGCAAAAAGAGGAACTATTGGCAATGTTTGCGGCGGTTGGATTATATCGGGATATTATCGTATCGCTTGACCCGTCCGGCGATTTGAATGCCCTTACATTTTACGGACGTTTAACCGACGCGGTGAAATTTAAAATGATAGCGCAAGGGTCAACGTCGGAATTGCATGGTGTAACGCTGGATTTCAGGGAAAGCCTGTGAGTATTGTAACCTTCGCCGATTTAATTGCATATCCCGATACGCAAAAAATCGCTCTGGCGGAAATTTCGGTAGCGGAGAGCATTACCGGGACATGGACTTTGCATTCCGGCAACGTCTATAAAAAAACCATCGGCAATGAATCAATCGCCTTGCCCGGCGGTGGAACATACCACTACCTGGAAGAAGTGTCTGGCCTTAAATACGGCTCAACCACAATCATCACAACGGCGGCGGTTGCTAACCTTGCCACTTGCATAACCACCAGCTCATCGTGGTATCAGGACGTTGCGGCATCGTTATTGTACGTCAACTTTGCCGGGAGTAATCCAAACACAAACGCCTCATTGTTACCCATTATGATGGCATTCCCCATGCGGTTTGCAACGCAAGGTATTTCATTGGCAGTCACAGCCGGGACGCGGCCTTTCGACCCGTTCATTAAAAACATGCCCATGATTTCCCAAGTCAATAATCAAATCGTGGGTGGTTATTCGTCAACGTCCATTTCCAGTCTTTCGGTGAATAATGAGACAGGAGTTTTCGACCAATTACTTTACAATTATGTTTTTGAAAAACGGTTCATTACAATCCGATTTGGCGGGGAGAGTTTGCCGTATTCGGAATATGCTGTGGTTTTTAAGGGTATTATTACGGACGTGGAATGGACGCGCATGGGGGTTACTTTTAATCTACAGTCCATTCAGGAGATGCTCGCACAAACTACAATTCCAGCGGTAACATTTGATGCGACGTATCCGAATATCGACCCCGCATTTTCTGGGGCGGTAATTCCGATTGCCTATGGGAATTTTACGACATCAGGAACGCCTGGCCGTGATTCCATTCAGGGCATAGGTGAAGATGAGGTAACAAACATCGGCGTAGATACCGTGAAGATACGCATTGTCTATAATCCAGTAGCCACCGTTGACAAGGTGTCCATTAGTTACGATAACATGGTCAGCTGGGTGGTGGCGACATTGGACGCGGCGGCACTACCGACGGCGGCTAATAAATATTCCACGATTGCGGCGGCGGTTGGATTGGAAGGCGCGGTCTGGGTTCGCTTTACCGCCGCCACTTATGCTCCCGCCACCAGCAAACGCCCCATTGTGCGCGTTCAATTCACCGGCCATTATGATGGCCAAGGCGGGCGCGGATATATTGGCGCGACCGGAAGCGAAATTATCGATAACCTATTGCGCAGCTCACCGCTTTCGTTCGCCGATTCCGATATAGACACAGCGGCGTTTGCCACGGCACTTGTCCGGGCCAATGGCAATCAGGCGGTATATTTAAACAAGGGCGAATCCATCGCCACCATCATTGACAATGTCAGCAAGGGGGACATTGGTTTTTTTTATGTAAACAATGCGGGAAAGTTCACTTATTCAGTTTGGCTGCCAAGTCTCATTGCTGACATAACGCTTACCGATGAAGACATTATGGAAGATTCCTTGAGAATTATGTTTCACACAGATGAACAATTTACAACGGCTCGCACCGGATATAATCGGCAAAATACAGGTGAGTTAAAATATTTATACAAACAAACATCTGCATCGCAGGAATCCGCGAAATATGATAACGCGGCGACAAAAACCGTCAACACATATTTAACAGGGGATTCATCCGCCGAAACGCTTTCGCAGCGTTTGATACGTCTGCATAAAAATCCACTCGCTTCCATATCGGGCGTTTGCAAGTGGCGGCTGGGAAATTCCAACGTCGGGGATAGAATAGGCATTACCACAGCCCGCGCTCCATATACTCTCGGAACGTATTCCAATTTTATTATTGAACTAACAGCGATTCAAAAAAGTTTTGTAACCGGGACGATAGCCTACAGCGGGCGGGCTTCGGCGGGGCTTAATATTGGAACAGTCACAGCTGGCGGGTATCCATCTTTTACAGCCGCAACACGGGCGGAGCGGAATGTTAGTGGTTTCGTCACCGATGATTCCGGTTATGCGGAGCCGGGTAATCCGGCATCTTTAAATATTTCTCAAGTTTGGTAAGGAGGGAAAATGGCTTTTACAACGGCATCACCTTGGGCAATAGGGGATTCCACGACAAAAACAAAACTTGACGTGACCCACGCCAATACCGTGGCCTTGAAAGACGAGGACATAACTATGGCTGGTGTAAAGACGTTTTCATCAATATCACCGGGGGTGAATTTTGTTCAGGGCTATCGCACACAGGCACTTTCCGCAACCCCGCTCGTGTTGGTTGTTGGCGATGCATTTACACAAGTATTTACCGGGACGGTGCAACCGCAGATAGTGACACTCCCCGCGACAAACACTATAACTACGGGACACCGCTACGAGATAATCAATAGAGGTACTGGTATTTTGGGATATGTTACCGTCAGAGCGTCTGGCGGGGCAGGGAATGAAATCTGCGTGTTACCGGGAAATAACTCAATAGCGACATTCACCTGCATTGCCACGGCAAACGCGGGTACTGCCGCAGAGTGGCTGTTAGAGTATCTAACGCCCAAAACCGCAGTAATCGTGCATGATGAAACATCGGGAACAAGCGGTGGTCAGATAACACCTGTTAATACGTTCAAGACCCGTAAAATAACATCGGTGCTTTCTGACCCCTCGGCTATGGTATCTCTTGCGTCAAATCAGATAACGCTCCCTGCTGGGACGTATGTGTTTTCAGGGTCAATGGTCTACTACAACACATATCACACGCTGATAAGGCTGTACAATATTACGGCCTCGGCTGCATCAATCATGGGGCCGACAGGCAGGGCCGCAGACAATTCCAGCCTCATATTGTCATTGTATGGGATAGTGACCGTTACAGTTACCACCATATTTGAATTGCAGCATGAGGTTTCAAACACGTTAGGCACGAATGATGCTGGTATCTCCACAAGCGTTCCGAATCCCAATGAGCGATATATGCAAATGCTCATTACGAAAATACAGTGAGGTAAATGATGAATGACGTATATATACCAGCGGCGGCGGTGTCGTTGGTTCCATCCGCAAAGTTCCGCGATGCTTCGAGTTATGAACGGTTAGTGGCAACGTGGACGGACGCCAGAGCCATCCCGACCGAGGCCGAGATTGCCGCAGAGATTGTCAACATAATGGCTGGCATATCTGCCAATGCCTACAAAGGAAAACGCTCCGCCGAATACCCGCCGATGGCAGATTACCTTGACGCCGTGGCGAAAGGTGATGCGGTTCAACAGCAAGCGTATATCGACGCTTGTTTGGCGATTAAATTAAAGTATCCGAAGGGAATATAAATGGATAAAATGTTGCAAGGAAGGCGACTACCGGGATATTTTTCACCTCCCCTCTTTCCACGCATTGAATCCCGCCACGATTTTTCCGAACGCGACGGCCGATGCGGATGATTTATCGATGTCCCGCCGGTGTTCAACCGCGCACCGGGATTTGATAAAATCAGTCACCTGCCGGACTGCCGTTGTTTCTGGTCTCGCACCTTCGAGGGTGAGAATCCATTCCTGAAACCGCTTGTCTTTCGGCAACGAATACGCCAGTAGTTCCGTCTCGCTGACATGGCGTTTGCGTTTTGGGGATTCCGCCTGTTCATACGGTTCTCCCTCATACGGCGCATCGTAATCAATCCGGGTTGCCCGCACCGCGAAACAGGCTCCATCCAGATTCGCCGTGATGAATTGGTCAAATACCGCTTTATCCACCTCGGCGGTAATCCGGTATTGTGGCCCCGCTTTGGTGGTTTTCCCAACAGCGGAAACGTGGCGCATCTCAAACTTAAAGGGAATGTTGGCGGTATCCAGCGGGTTCATGGCCGCCGTTACTTCTGATACATCGTTGACGGTTTGGATGTGTTGAGGAATACCACTCCCACCATGTTGGCGAAAATAGCATGCCCGCCGCCTACCGCCATGATTTCCGGTTCCCGTTCCGGGTTGGCCTTTTTGATACGTTCGCATTCGAGCATGAGCCATGACGACCCCGGCACGGCTCCCTTGTTGGTGCTGATGCGTTCATTGGGCATAACCGATTCTGTTATCTGTGTTTTTTTATCGCCACCCATTTCATTCTCCTTTTTTTTTTTCGATTGATGATACCGTGAACACCACCCTCGGATTTTCTTTATCAATCCGTTTATAAAGGATTTTGGCCACAAACTGCCTGTCATTTTCGATAATCCCGGCCTTTTCCATTAAATCGCAAAATAGCTCATCCGATAAATCGCTCCGATTACTCCGATAATAAATCACGGCGGTGAGGTGTAATTCCCCCTTCATCCCGATTTTTGCAGACCCCGGAACCTGCCGCATGAAATCCCGCTCGTAATCCAATGCGTCTTGGCTTTTTATCACCATCGGTTTTCCAGTCCGCCTGTTAACCACGATGCGCCGGGAATTGGATTTGCGCGGCAGGTGGCCGTGGATGGTCAACGTTATTTGCTTCATGTCCCGCTCACTTCAAATTGGTATTGGAATAATCCCTTGCCCATGGCCTTGCAGGTTATCCCATACCCATTAGCCCGCAGTTCCGATATGCAACTGTTCACCGCGCAGACGTTCGCCCCGACAATAATTTCTCTCGTGGTTTTGGGTTTGCCATCCCGCAGATATTCGAGTACCCGTTGCAACCTGTCGCTGGTTTCAATACGCGCGTTGTGCATTATTCATTCCTCCTTAAAATATTCAGTATAGGCCGGTGGTATTTTGTAATTCTCATTTTTCAACTCATTTATTATCTCCCTATTAATTCTATGGTTGTGCCCGATTGCCCGCTCGCCATCTTCCCGGGGTATTTTTTTTGCGAAGTCTGGATACCGGTTAATAAGTTCCCGCTGAATGACGGCCATGCTGGAATCCTTCGGTTGCGGCAGGGCTTCAATCAATGCCGATGCCGGTATTGCAACTGTATCTGGCCGCCGTTGCTTCCAGCGTTCTTCCGCCACCGAATCCATTACCAATAACGCCAGATTGTTATGGCTATGCCATGTTTTTTCTTGGCAGATGTGCAATATCGCCCGCAAGAACTCATCCTCATAAATAGGGCATTCGGAATTGACCAGCGTATCAAACCATGTAGCCGCCGATTCGGGAAGCTCCATGCCGGGATATTCCCGCCGCACCATGGCCATGGCGTCATCAAACGCCATTTGACGGATTGGACGTTTTTCTTGAATCATCCTTTATGTCCATTCGTAAATATCTCAATAACCACTATTGTGTCATTGTGCCAACCACCATGAGGAACCAGTAATATTTCCTCAATTTCAAATCCGTACTTCTTCCCAATTCCCCCGCTGTTCCACGAACAGGAAAGAACCTTGCCTCCGGGAGCGATAATGCGACTTATTTCTTTTTTCATGTTAGACCAGAATGACGCTTGTGTGGTTTGCATATTCACGGTTCGACCCAGTTTCTTGTATACCTCGCTAACTTGCCTCGGAGAGTATGGAGGGTCAAACAATACGGTATTTATAGACCTCGGCTGGAAGGCAGCGAGAAATTCAAGAGCGTCCATGTGGAAATCAGTATTAAATTCCGGGTCTATATCATTAGTTATTTCAGCCAGTCTGTTATTGTTGGCGAAAGGGTCTATCGACAATCCTTTCAAGTGGCGTGAAATTAGTTCCGCAATAGGTTTAATGCTGAAAGTATTGCTGTCAGGCATTGACCATATTCTGTTAATTTTCATCAATCCGCCCCCAGCGGCACGAAGGCATCGTATCCAGCCTGGAATTCAGCCACCTCAACAGCAATTCCTTGCGTCCACCATGCCTTATCAATGGATGCTTCCCAGCACATTTGACATAGGTCATCCGGCCAATTGTCATCATTTTCAATTTTGCAATTAGGGCAAGTCATTTTGCATCCTCTTTTCCTCTTTCGCATGATGGTCGCCGTTTCGCGGACTGGCGGACGCACCATTTCTTATCCCCGATTAACCATACCAGCGCGCCGGAGGGCGTGTTGCGGTTACAGGCCACGGCGGCGCGGACGTGCTTGTACTTGTCCTTTGCCAGCACGGCAAGCACGGCGGGTGGGGTGTTGCGGTTCCCCGCGACAGCCGTCCGGACGTCTGCGAACGCATCTTTAACTAGCCATTTCAGCACTTCGGGAGAGGTGTTGGTGTTCTCCGCTACAGCGATGCGGATGTCTGTGTCCGCGTTTTTGGCTAGCCGAGCCAGTGCTTTACGGGAGGTGTTACTGTTGCCCGCCACGCCCCAACGGAGCCAAACGCTCCAGTGGCTATACCCAGCCCTATCAAGCGCGGCGCACACTATGGAATAATCCGCGCCATCCAATTCAGGATGAGCGTGGAACCAAATACGTCCTTTACGTCCGTCTGAGCAAGTATATATTTTCCTCAAGAATTTCTTGGTTATTTTCATTTTTCGGTCTCCTCTTTTCTTTTATTGTAGCTTTCCTCATTCCACGCTCGCAATGTGGCCCAAGCGGCTTCCTGCGCCGCCTTTGCCGCCGCCGCCAACGCCGCCGCCGCCAACGCCGCCGCCGTCACGTCCAGCTGTTCTATTACCCGAAACAACGCAATTAATGTAATCATTCTATTTCCTTTCCAACTGTTGAATTTTCGCACTCATCCCGCAGGTTGCATTTCTCGCAATCCATCCGGCACTCATCCGGGTACGGGTCTGCCAGATGGTTATATGTCGCGTCTACATAATCGCCCATTGAATATCCTCCTCCAAAAATAAGACCTTGCCACCGATACCAGCGTGTATATCATAACGATGTTCATCGACTGCGCCGCGCCGGTATCAAATAACCACATCGTTAGAAACCAACTAATCACTATCCCGCTTGCCGTGTTGACAGCCGCCTCGATGGCGGATTCCCTATGTGTCTGCATTTTTATCACCTTGGTTAAAAAGTGGCAGACCGGTGGTCATGCCCATGCAATGCGGGGACAGCCATAATCGCTCGGTGTGGTGATTATTGTTTACCCCTCCCCCCAAATTTGAATAACCCCCATTCGCTTTCCATTCAATTTTACTCCATCCAGCGGATTCAAGTGTTGGGTATTCGCCTTCGTATCCGGCGCACACGATGCGGTAATCAGGGTTATCGCCGCGCGGCAAGCACCATTTTTCCACGTCCAGCGCGACGGTCATGGAATCGTGGTGATAAATGGAATCATCACGCGATTCATGGCTGTACGGCGGGTCGAAAAATATCCCCACTAATCCATTTCTATTTTGCCAATTCCCGCCGCAAACACGCTCCCATGAACCGCAAACAACTTTCACATATCGCAATCGTTCGGACAATTCCCGGAACCATTCATACGTCCGCGCATTATACGGGTCTTGTACGCCCTTATTGCACGTTAGATGCGGTCTCTGCCCGCCGCTGTTTACGCCCATATTGTCCGCTAGATGCGGTCTCTGCCCGCCGCTGTTTACGCCCTGATTGCGCGCTAGATGCGGTCTCTTCCCGCCGCTGTTTACGCCCTGATTGCGCGCTAGATGCGGTCTCGCATTTGCACGCGTCAACCCAGTCCCTATCCAGCTGGATGCCGCCCATATCCAATATCCGGCCATTTTTGAATCAAACCATGCCGGGTCGGATTCCAATCCCCTCAACAATGCGCCTTCGTTGGCGATTAGAAATTTCCGCCGGGCATTTAAATCAGCGTGGTTTATCGGCCAATCGCAGAACTTCGCCACCGCATCGGGGTCAGCCTGTAACGCCCGCCAGACGTTACAAATAAAACCATCCTTATCATTCACGATTTCATACGTTTTATCGTGATGCTCCGGCCTGTTTAGCAATACCGCTCCGCTACCGAAAAACGGCTCTATATATTGGTTGACCTCCCCCAGCGCGTTCCAGACCTCATGCGCTATCGTTGATTTGCCGCCGAAATATGGAAATGGCGCCTTCATCGCCGCGCCTGGCTGGTTAAATGATACCCGGCACACTCGGCGCAGTAGTAGTACCGGCATTCCGATGACCCGCCACCACGTTTGTGGTCTGATGGTCGCCTTCGCCGCGTGTGTGCCAGCGCATTGTGCGCATCTTTGGGGTTACTATAAATATATTTGCCACACATTAAAAACCATCCCCGTCCCCGGAACCGGCTCCGGAACCGTCCCCGTCCCCGTAACCATCCCCGGCTCCGGAACCGTCCCCGGAACCGTAACCGTAACCGTAACCGTAACCGGCTCCGGAACCGCCACCGTAACCGGCTCTGGAACCGGAACCGGAACCGTGACCGCCACCGTAACCGGTTGTTTGCGAATCATCCCCTATAAATATTTGGCCCATTTTTCCTCCACGCAATCAATGGTTGCAATGACGGTCAGCTCATGGAACCGCACCACAGGGCACGGGTCGAGTTTCGTCAACGCCGTAGGGCCATCGATGGCGATTTCACCAAGCCCCTTTGTTGTCCCCCA